GGACGATTCTCATATGTGACGAGGAAGGAAGTCACGCTTGATACCTGGTCTGACCACTATGAATGTTCTCCCGAAGAATATATCTCTCTTAAATGTCTCACAGGAGACAAAGGCGATAATGTCCCAGGCATACCTGGAATAGGGCCGAAGAGAGCTGTACAGTTAATTCAAGAATATGGGGATGCAATGAGTATTTATGATGCAACTCCAATTAATAGTCGATATAAGTTTATTCAAGCATTAAATGAAAATGCAGAACAAATTTTAGAAAACTATGAGCTTATGGATTTAATGACTTATTGCGATGATGCGATTGGGTCTGATAACATATCAGATATACAAGGGAGAATGTTAAGTGTCGTTTAATGTAGTAGTAGATTATCGACGAGATCGGTATCTATCAGAGTTTAGTAAGAAAACTCTGCAAGACAGATATTTAATTGATGGAGAAATATCTCCTCAAGACGCGTTTGCACGAGCAGCAAAGGCTTTTGCTAATGATGAAGCTCATGCACAGCGATTGTATGATTATGCTAGTAAACTCTGGTTTATGTTTAGTACTCCTATACTTTCTAATGGAGGTACTACTCGCGGCCTTCCTATTAGCTGCTTTCTCAACTATGTTGATGATAGCAGAGAGGGTCTTACAAATCACTACACCGAGAATGCTTTCCTTAGCAGTGTTGGTGGCGGTATTGGCGGGTGCTGGAACGGGGTTCGGAGTGTAGGCTCTAAAACGAGCAATGGCTCCGAAAGTACGGGTGTTATTCCTTTTCTAAAAGTAGTAGATGCAGAAATGTTGGCTTTCAGCCAAGGTGTTACTCGTCGAGGAAGCTATGCTGCATATCTTGATATTTCACACCCAGAAATAGAAGAATTTTTGGATGTTCGTAAGCCGACTGGCGGCGACGTAAATCGTAAATCTGTAAACTTGCATCATGGAATACTTATTTCAGATGAGTTTATGGAGCTTATTGAAGGAGCTACGAGAGAAGAAGGTTTCGATGACTCCTGGGACTTGATTGATCCTCATTCTGGAAGAGTTACAAAGACTGTATCTGCAAAAACTCTTTGGGTAAAACTTATTCAAAATCGTGTAGAAACTGGCGAACCTTATATTATGTTTAAGGATACTGTGCAAGATGCTTTGCCTCAGTGTCAAAAAGATAAAGGATTACAAGTACATCACTCAAATCTTTGTAGTGAAATTACTCTTGCAACAGACGATGATCGTACAGCAGTATGTTGTCTATCAAGCGTAAATTTGGAAGAATTTGATGAATGGCAGCATGACCCGCATTTTATTCCAGATCTGATAGCAATGCTTGATAATGTTCTTACACACTTTATTGAGAATGCTCCGAATGAGTTATGGAGAGCCGTACATAGTGCAGAGCAAGAACGAAGTATTGGTCTTGGAGCAATGGGTTTTCATGCCTATCTTCAAAGACACCATACGCCACTCGAAGGAGTAATGGCGAAGAGCGCAAACATGAGAATGTTTCGCCATATAAAAACGGAGGCGCTAGATGCAACTCGTAAATTGGCTGAAGAACGGGGCGAAGCTCCTGATGCAGTGGGTTATGGCGTTCGTAACGTTCATCTCTTGGCTGTTGCTCCTAATGCTAGTAGTAGTATTATCTGCGGTAACACTAGCCCTAGTATTGAGCCTTACAGAGCTAACGCGTTTACTCAGAAGACTAAATCCGGATCCAGTCTTCAAAAAAATGAGTACCTTGAGCACATTCTTCAAGAGATAGGAGAAGATAACGATGAAGTATGGAAAAGTATTGTTACAAACGGCGGTTCAGTTCAGCATCTTGACTTTCTTGACGACTTTACAAAAGACGTCTTTAAAACCGCAGTTGAAATTGACCAAAGATGGCTTATTGATTTTGCAGCCGATAGACAACAATATATCTGCCAAAGTCAGTCTCTAAATGTATTTTTTCCTGCAAATGTATCAAAGCAAGAACTTCACGCTATTCATATGATGGCATGGAAAAAGAAAGTAAAAACTCTATACTATTTGCGAAGCGAAGCGTATAAGCGTGCTGAAAATGTATCTGATGAAGCTCTTCGACAGTATATTTTTGAAAGCATGGACGAAGAGGGGTGCCTTGCTTGTGAAGGATAAAATAACAGTATGGGGCACAGAAGATTGTCAATTTTGTCATCTAGCAGAAAAGCTGGCAAAAAGCAAAGGATTTGAAGTAGAGAGTATCGAAGCAAGTCTTGATATGTTAAAATTTATGGAATTATTCCCTGGAGTCAAAACAGTACCTCAGATACTTATTGGAGATACTTGGATTGGGGGATATAGCGACTTGAAAGAAGTCTTAGAGAGCATTGAATGAATTTATTAACAGAAAGAGAATATTACAAGCCTTTTAATTACCCTTGGGCTTTTAAACACTATAAAACTCAACAGCATATGCACTGGCTTCCTGATGAAGTAAATCTTGCGGATGACTTACGAGACTATAGAGATAAGTTGACACCTGAGAATCGTAGACTTATCAATCAGATTTTTAGATTTTTTACACAAGCTGATGTAGATGTTTGTTGTGGATATGCAAAGCATTATCTACCAACATTTAAGCAGCCTGAAGTAAGAATGATGCTATCTGCTTTTGCAGCAATGGAAGCAGTGCATCAAGAAGCATATTCATTATTGTTAGAAACTCTTGGTTTTGGTGACGACGAATATCAAAAGTTTTTTGAACACAAAGCAATGATGGATAAACACGAGCATCTTTCCAATTTTGGGATGGATACTCCAATGAATATCGCTAAAACAATGGCAATTTACTCTGGATTTACAGAAGGAGTACAGTTGTTTAGTAGTTTTGCGATTCTACTCAACTTTCCAAGACATAACTTGATGAAAGGTATGGGACAGATTGTTACATGGTCGATTCGTGATGAAACATTGCATGTTGAAGGTATGTCACAACTATTCCGTACTTTTATTCAAGAGAATCCAGAGCTATGGAATGATGATCTAAAGTATGAGATTTATTGTGCAGCAGAGCGCACAGTAGAACTAGAAGATGCTTTTATTGACTTATGTTTTGAAGGTGCGGAAGTGCCTGATTTAACTGCTGCAGAAGTAAAAGAGTATATTCGATATATTGCAGATCGTCGACTTCTTGGTTTAGGAATGAAGAAAATTTTTGGAAGTGAAAATAATCCTCTACCTTGGCTTGACTATATGTTAAACGGTGTAGAGCACACTAACTTTTTTGAAAACAGAGCCACCGAGTATGCACGCGCGAGCACTACCGGAAATTGGCAAGATATATTTAAATAGGAATTTCTATTATGGCAAATGAAAGTATTAAACTTGACCTATCTCTCGAAGAAATCAATATGGTTCTTGGAGGACTAGGCGAACTTCCAGCAAAAGCAAGTATGGGAGTGATTACTAAAATTCAACAGCAAGCGAGTCCACAGGTTCAACCCGAGCCTGTTGAGGCACCAGAAGAAGGAGAGGAGGCGTAAGCCTCCTTTTTTATGGTTTTGTAGGCCAAGTAATATTAGTTGGAAAGCCCTCTTGTTGAGGAACGTCTCTTAATGCTTGTCGGTAATCTAATAAAACCTGAGAAGGCTCTGGAGTATCAGAAAATACTAAATAATCTGTTTCTCTTAAAAGATAAAAACGCTTTCCGCGTGCTCTATCAGCTAATTCTTCTTCTGTTAAATCTACGACTTCCCAATACTCTATGATATTATCTTCTGTTTGCCGTACTGCCGAAACTAATTTTTGAGTATCAAAGTTATACTCAGGCTCCGGTTCGGTAAGTATTGTTTTTATTTTTTCTCGCACAGCAGACTGAGGCCCAGTTAAAGTGTCTGAAAGTGCGGAGGGCGCACTTTCAGATCTTTCCCACGTATCACATATTACATGAGCAAAAGTTTCTATTTGGTCTCTAACTGACTCTTCTGATAAATCCGGCAATCTGAAAGAATGCACTATGTCTTGATGATTTTCATTACTCGACATATATCGTACTGATATAATAAGAGTGTTTGAATTGTAGTCTATTATTTCGTAAGTGTAATTCATACTGTATAAGTCCCTGAGTTTGCTGATGAGCCACTTGATATTACTCTTTTGACCCGCGTTCCCCCGATATAAATATCAATATACCCTGTCCCATTTCGATTACCGTTAGAGCCCGTAACTGTCACAGTAGAAGAGCCGCTATAAGCAGAGGTTCTTCCGTAGCCGCCTCCGCCT